GGCAGTTATGGAGCTGCAACAGCAGGCCATTATGGAGCTGCAACAGCAGGCAGTTATGGAGCTGCAACAGCAGGCAGTTATGGAGCTGCAACAGCGAGAGGAAAAGCGTCCGTAGGGGAAAACGGTTTAGCTGTTGCGAGAGGTAACAACATCAGAGTCAAGGGCGGTCTTGGTGCAGTCCTTGTTATCGCAGAAGAAAACGAGTCTGATTATGATATTAAAGATTGGGCGGCCGTTTTAGTTGACGGCGAAACAATCAAAGCAGATACATTCTATACGCTCAAAAACGGTGAGTTTGTGGAGGTAAAATGATGTACAAATGTGATACCTGCGGATACGAAACAGATCGGTTGCCTACATATGAGGAGCATCGTCCGTACGGCGAGGGCACGGCGACGGAAATAATGACAGATACCGATTGTCCGTTCTGCGTTGGCGGTGAGCTGATGCCGGCCGTGCAATGCGGACACTGCGGAAAATGGTTTGTCGATGACGGTAACGAGTTGTGCCCGAGCTGTGGCAAGGCGACAGTCGTTGCGTTTAAAATGTTTTGCAACAGCCTTGACGAGACGCAGAAATGTTATCTTAATGAATTTTTCGACGGCACGGAGGTGTTTGCATGAACTACAGGGAAGCGGACGAATACGCCGCCGAGAACGGATTTGATGCAAAGGAGGAGTCCATATGCCGAGAGAAAAGACGCAGGGTGTCAGCAGATATACCTACGGAACGGCTACTGTCAGAATTGCATTTGCGAACGGAGCTGTCTGCTGCAAGAATTGCGAATATCTTCTGAACGACAGAGGGCTCGGACGAGCCTTGTGCAAGCTGCAGCATAACAAGGTCATTCCGATTGATTTCACGGACGGAATTGATTGCGAATGTCCGATTATTTTCGAGGAGGAATCATAAATGGGAATCCCGGTTTTGATTTTAGGCGAAAGCGGAAGCGGAAAAAGCACGTCGATGAGAAATTTTGACCCGTCTGAGCTGACGGTTTTCAACGTTGCCAATAAGCTGCTGCCGTTCCGCAAGAAGCTGAATGTTATAAATAATGCCGGTTACGGGACCATCGGCAAGGAGCTTCAGAAGCAAGAAAAGAAAATCTATGTGATTGACGACAGCCAATATCTGCTTGCTTTTGAGCTTTTCAACAGGGCAAAAGAAAAGGGATACGATAAATTCACGGACATTGCCGTTAGATTTGAAAAAATGCTTGATTATATCATCAAGGGCACGCCCGAGGACTGCATCGTTTATCTTTTACACCATTGCGAAACAACCGACACAGGCAAAATCAAGGCGAAAACGGTCGGGAAGATGCTTGACAATCAGCTCACGGTCGAAGGCCTGTTCAGCATAGTCCTTTATGCCTTCGTCGAGGACGACAAACATCTTTTCAGGACGACAAACGACGGATTTTGTCCGGCAAAAGCACCTATGGGCATGTTTGAGCCTATAATTGATAATGACCTAAAATTCGTCGATACGACGATAAGAGAATATTACAAACTTTAATTTTGAAAGGAATTTACCATGAAACAGTTTAACGATTATAACGAAACAAAGGCGATCACAGAGAGACCGAAAATACCGGCAGGCGGCTACATTGCCACGATCAAGCAGGCAGAAGTTAAGGAATATTCGGGACAGAACGGCAATTACGAAAAGCTCGAAATCTCTTTCGATATCGCCGAGGGTGAATACAAGGAATTCTATGCCAACGATTACCGTGCTCAGAGCGACGAAAACAAGAAGTGGAAGGGTGTTCTCCGTCTTGCCGTTCCGAGCGATGACGGCACAGATTACGATGCTTTTGCCAAGCGCAAATTCAAGACTAATATCCTTGCCGTTGAGGACAGCAACAGCGGCTATCACTGGGATTGGGACGAGAGAAAGCTCAAGGGCAAAACCGTCGGAATTCTTCTCCAGAACAGGGAATGGAACTTTAACGGCATGACGGGTTGGACAGCACAGCCATACGGCTTTACATCGGTTGAAAGCATAAAAGAGGGCAAGTTTAAGGTGCCGAAGGACAAGCCCCTGAAGAACGGCGGAAGCACAAACCCGTCAGCATCACCAAGACAGGCTGATTTTGAGGAAATCGGCGACGACGATCTCCCGTTCTGATTATGGAAACGTTTGATATCAGCTACGCTCTCGAACATATAACCGTGCTTGTTGACACAAGAGAACAGCCGACGATCAGAGCGAAGAAACGCCTTGAAAGCATGAACCTGCCCTATGAAAGGAAAAAGCTCGATTTCGGCGATTATTCGGCAAAATGCACGCTACCCGACGACAGAGAGGTTGATTTTTCGGCTTCTCTCGCCGTTGAGCGGAAAATGAATATTGATGAGATTTGCAACTGCTTTTGCCATGAGCGCAGGCGGTTCGTCAATGAATTTGAGCGTGCGAAAGAGAGCGGAGCAAAGATGTATATACTCATTGAAAACGCCGATTGGGAGAAGATTTACAACGGTCGCTACCGGTCGAGAATGAGCGAAAAAGCATTGAGCGCATCGCTGTTAGCTTTCCTCGCACGGTACGATTGTCAGGTGCTTTTCTGCAAGGCTGAGACAACGGGGAAGCTGATAAGAGACATCATTTACAGAGAGATTAAGGAACGACTTGAAAGGATTGACGCATAATGGGAAGCTCATTAAACGGCTTTGTCAAATTACATAGAAAGCTGATCGCCTGGGGCTGGTATCAGGATTATGTCGTCAAGGACGTGTTCCTTCATCTGCTTCTGACGGCGAATTTTAAGGACAGTCAGTGGAGAGGAATTACCTTAAAAAAAGGTCAGTTGATAACCGGAAGTAAGCGATTAGCCGATGATTTAGGTTTTACACGTCAACAGGTGCGAACTGCTTTAGGTAAGCTAAAATCAACCAATGAAATAACCATTGAAACAACCAACAGATATTCGCTTATAACTATTGTAAATTGGAATGATTATCAGTCCGACGATGACACATCAACCAACAAATCAACCAAAAGTGCAACAAACAAGCAACCAACAGATAACCAACAGATAACCAACAAGCAACCACAGCGTAAGAATGATAAGAATAATAAAGAAAGTAAAGAAGAGAAAGAAAGCGCCGTGCCTTTGCCGCCTTGGGCGGCGGCGAAAGGCTGGTCGCTTGAAGAATACGAAAGGTGGCGAAATCAATGAGTTACATATTCAGACAGGAAGATGTATTCGATTTTGCCAATGTCATTAACGCAGAAACGAAGCTTAAAGGCAATGAACTGTTCTTCAAATTCTGTCCGTACTGTCACGGCGGCGGACACGATAAAGAGACCTTCTCGATAAATCTTGAAACAGGGGCGTATAAATGCTTCCGTGCAAGTTGCGGCAAGCAAGGACATTTTGTTGAGCTGGCAAGAGATTTCAATTATGAGCTTGAATTTGAGGACGGCAAGCAGAAGAAATACAGGAAGCTCCCTCAGCGTAGACCTACACCGACTAACAAAGCGGTTGAATATATGCGCTCAAGAAATATCAGCGCCGCCACAACGGAGCGCTTCAGACTGACAACGAGCAAAAAGGACCCGAATTTATTGGTTTTTCCGTTCTACGACGAAAATGACGTTTTGACAACGATAAAATATCGCAAAACGAATTTCGTAAAAGGCAGAGACCCCAGCAAGGAATGGTTCCTGAAAGATTTGAAGCCGATCCTTTTCGGAATGGCACAGTGTACAGACTTTGAACGGCTGATAATAACCGAGGGTCAAATCGACAGCCTGAGCGTTTCCGACTGCGGCTTTGAAAACGCCGTTTCGGTTCCGAACGGTGCGAACGCTTTCTTGTGGATAACGCTTTGCTGGGAATGGTTGATTAAATTTAAAGAGGTCATTGTGTTCGGCGATTTTGAAAAGGGCAAAATGACCTTGATTAATGAAATTCAGAAGCGTTTTCCGCAGAAGGTCAAGGCGGTCAAAGCTGAGGACTATCTCGGCGAAAAGGACGCAAATGCAATTTACTGCAAATACGGCAAGCAGGCGATTGTGCACTGTATTGAGAATGCAGAAATACAGCGCTTGAAAAACGTCAAGGACCTTGCGAAAGTTGAGGCGGTTGACCTTAACGCCTTGCCGAAAATCAAAACGAATATCCGTGAAATTGACCGTGTGATAGGCGGCTTATGCTACGGACAGGTTGCATTGCTCACGGGCAAAAGGGGAAACGGTAAATCAACCTTTATGTCGCAACTTGTATGCGAAGCTCTCGAACAGGACGAAAGCGTGTTTGTTTATTCGGGTGAGCTGGCTGACTATCACTTCAAACGCTGGATTGATTATCAGCTTGCAGGAAACAGCAATATTGACTGTCTGACTAACGAATACGGCGACGAGGAATATATCATCAAGGACGGAGTGATTGACAGAATAAACGCTTGGTACAGAGGCCGTGCTTTTATTTATGACAACAATTATCTGCCCGAAGGCGATGAATTTGAGAGCCTTACCGTGACGATTGAAAATGTTATAAGGCAGTACGGCACAAAGCTCATTTGCATTGATAATCTTATGACGGCAATGGATACGGTCGTGAGCAACGATAATTTATATTTAGCACAGAGCAATTTTGTCGGCAAGCTCAAGAAAATAGCGATCAGACACAACGTTGTGATTATTCTTGTTGCGCATCCAAGAAAGTCGGACAGGGAGTTCACGAACGACGATGTTTCCGGCAGCAGTGACATTACAAACAAGGTAGATATCGTTATGAGCTATCAGAGGGTTGACGAGGACGGAGCGTTCAACGGCAGACTGTTGATTACAAAGAACAGATTGTCGGGTAGGCTGGCAACGGGTAATAATTCTATCGGGCTGATGTACAGCGAAAGAACGAAACGCATTTTTTCTGAATCAAGCGGAGTTAAAACATACGGCTGGGAGCGCCCGGACGAGGTTTACGACGATATCGAGGAGATTATCTGATGGAGCTTAAGGATATCAAATCGGCAATCGAGAAAAGACAGAAGGCTACATATGACGGCGGCAGGTATTTCGTTGTCGGCTATAAGCTGGAAATAAATATATACAACGAGAAGCTCTACTCGGTTGGCTTGCGTGAAAGAAAAAGCATGCAAAGGGTGATTTGGGTGCGGCTTCGAGATGTTGAACTTGAATGAGGATTAAACCATGAAATCAGTAATAAGAACGGAATGTCTGCCGAAGGAGCAGAGGGTGGCTATTCGGAGGGCATGTCAAAATGAGATAAAGGACCACAACAGGCGAATGCTGAAGCTGGCATGTATCGCACTGCACCGGCGGTACGGCTTCGGACGGGAGCGTTTATTCGCCTTTATCGAAGAAATGTCGGAGCTGTCAAGCGGCAGAACGGACGATCCTGTCTATTGGCAGCACATAGATAAGCTTCTCACCGAAACGCTCAAAATGGAGTGGGACGCCGAGAATTACGAAGAAATGGGGGAGTAAATATGCAAGTTTTAGTTGCTTGTGAGGACTGGGAGGAAAAAGAATGTGGCTCGTAAATTTTGCAAATGACAATTACGTTGAATTTTATGCGATTGACATTGAAGAATTAATGCTTTTGATAGTTGAATATACAAACAACGACCGAAAGTATTTTGAAAAAGCTATGAGCGGATTTAAAAACGATTCAGATAGAGAGAACCAGTATATTGCCCTTTTTAACAATCTCTATAATCGTTATGGTGCAAATGTAATAAGTTGCATATATGAAATTAAATCAAAATACGAGGGGTGAGAAAGAATGACCACAAAAGAAGTTGTTGAAATTCTTAAACAGTCTAATGACCTTATTAGCAGTCAACAGGTAAAAATCAAGGAGTTAAAAAAAGTAATACAAAAGCAAGCTGAACGTTTAGTTGAGCTTCGAGGGCAAAAATATGAACTGATGAACAGAATATCAGTAGTTAAAAATGAAGCATATAAAGAGTTTGCGGAAATAATAAAGGACAAATGGTTCGATAATCGTTATGACAGTCCAGATGTAGACTTTGATGATTTTATTGACGGTGTGCTAAAAGAATTGGTAGGTGATAACAAATGAACCGAAAACCGCTGATTGGTTTGTGTGAAGCATATAAAAGATACGGATATATGGCAGTTGAAAGACCGTCATTTGTAAACAAAGGCTATTGTCAATGGTGCGGAAATAGAATCAAAGGCAATCGCAGAAAATCATTCTGTTGTAAAGAATGTTCGAACACTTATCATCGTTTAGTGACTTGGGGAAGAACAAGAAATTCGTATAGTAATAATATCACTTGGCGTGATAATTTGACTTGTTGCGATTGCGGCACATTTCTTGCTTTTAAAAATGAACACGGTGTGTACGTTCCGTGGGCAGTTGGTGCAGAAGTCCACCACATTATGCCAATTTCACAAGGTGGTGATGATAACCCAAATAATCTAATTACTTTGTGCCATTCGTGCCATTGTAAAAGACATAAATCGCTAAGGGGTGAGTACAAATGACCTGCGAATACTGTAAAGATGAAATTTGTACGAATGTTGGCAGACGGCTAAAACCAATTGATGAAAATTTGTTGAAGGAGCGTGATTGACAGTGACAGCGAAGGAATATTTGTCGCAGGGGAGGTGGTTAAATCAGAAGATACTGAACCGTAACGATGAGATCAGGCAGCTTCGGGAGCTGGCGGAGACGATAAAGGCCACAAACTATGAGCAGAGCATTGTTCAGACCTCAGGGAAGCCCGATGCCGTGTTTGCCTCTATTGTTGAGAAGATAGCAGACAGCGAATCCGAGCTGTCGGACGAGGTTGAAAGATATCTTAAATTCAGGGAAAAAATCGGCGGAGAAATTCGTCAGCTTCCCGAGGACGAGGAAAAGATACTTCTTGAAAAGCGGTACATAAGCTTTAAACCCTGGACTGTAATCGCCGATGAAATGGGCTATGTCAGGCGGCATATCACGAGAAAACACGCAGAAGCATTACAGAGCTTTGAAAAAATTCACACAGAAATTTTGAAAAATGTCCCTAAATGTCCTTGAATGTCCCTCTTGACATGGTATATTATTATACTTGGAAATATAGTAAAGCCGTGTTGAGAAGTCAATGCGGCTTTTGCTTTTGGAGAAGCTATGAATAAGAGATGTAAGAAATGCGTTTGGCTTGAGAGGATTAACGCTCAGACGGCATATTGTATGTTTAAACGGTGCATTTATGGAAATTCAAGAGAAAAAGATAAAAGAACTGATACCTTACGAAAAGAACCCGAGAAAGAACGATGCGGCGGTTGAGTATGTCACGAATTCAATTAAAGAATTCGGGTTTAAGGTGCCGATAGTCATTGACAAAAACGGCGTGATCGTATGCGGCCATACACGGTATAAGGCGGCGCAGCGGCTGAGGCTGAAAACCGTGCCATGCATTATCGCCGATGATCTCAACGACGAGCAGATAAAGGCGTTCAGGTTGGCGGATAACAAGGTCTCGGAAAAATCCGAATGGGATTTCGATTTGCTTTATGAGGAGCTTGACGGCATATTTGATATTGATATGGAGGAGTTTGATTTCCCACTTGTTGCTGATATTTCGCCTGAAAACGATGAGCAATACAATGAGGAAACACAGAAGGCAAAGGAAAATATCCTTAACCTTGCATATGCTCAGTATGATGGCTCAGGAAAGTACGATATACCCATGATATTGCCCGTATATGCTCTGCCTGAAATAACAGAGTGGATAGGTTTTAATTATGTGCTTTCAGATAAGGCAAGTGACGAGGAAAAGGCACATAAAGGAGTGCATTTCTTTGTTGATGATTACCAATTTGAGAGAATATGGAATAATCCCGACCTGTATATTAAAAAGCTGCTTAAATACGGTTGCGTTCTCAGTCCTGACTTTTCGCCGTATGGAGATATGCCGTTGGCTACACAGATATTCAACCATTACCGAAAACATTGGGTGGCGGCATATATGCAGGAAAATGGTGTTACTGTTATACCGACAATTAGGGCAAGTACAGATTCTCGTTCTTTTGAATGGTATTTAGACGGTGAACCAAAGTATAGCATCGTTGCAATATCTACGATGTGGGTAAAAGAGGATAAAGACATATTCAAAGATTGGGAGCGTGAATATCAGACAATGGTTGACACGCTACACCCGAAAAAGATTTTTATATACGGAGAAGTTCCGAGAAACGTGAAGCATAATAATGTTGAACGCATCGAAAAATTCACAGAGAAAAGATGGAGCAAAAAAGACAATTGAGCAGTTCAAAAGTGTGTACGCATTAGCGAACAAAGAACACTCATTGGCTATCGACAAACAGGGATATGTCGTTGTATAAAAGATTACTGCACCGACGTTGACAGTAGGTTAAAACGAAACACAAAGAAGTACGGTTATACAATGAGTTCCGCCGTACTTGACATTTTAAGAATAATGAGGTAAAGTAATTATGCCAAAAGGGAATCGTGGAGGGAAAAACGGAGAAACAACGGGCTTTTATGAAACTGTTGATACTTTTGAAGATGCGAAAATCATTAAATCAACAGAAAGAGGAGGCAATTCCTTACCAAGAATGTCAAATAGTCCTAATGCAATTTATATTCTGAAGAATGCTTCTGATAAGTATAAAAGTATAGGTGTTTATGATAAAAACAGAGAAATCGCAAAAGAGTTTGATATAGGACACGGACATAAAGCCAGAGACAAAAACGGTAAAATAATTCAATGGCTCAAAAGAGGATATGTACATACTCATACATCGAAAGGTGGAAGAGAGAACAATACCCGCTATCCGACAAAGAAAGAAATCAAAATGTACGGCAAGTATATTAAATATATAGGAGGTAAGCTTCATGAGTGAATTTATGGAAAATTTCAACAACCCTTTAATGCAATCAGTACGTTTTACTTACAAAGGGAAAGAATATATCGTATTCGGTTATTGGAGCATTTGTGTTATTGATGATGACGATAATGATAGGGAAATTGATAATGGCGAGCTAATGACAAAATATGATGCATTAGATTATAAAGTGTTTGATGACGGAACAAAGTCATTGAGAGATATTTATGATGAAATTACGGATGTTGAATTTGATTTTTAATATTTAATGAAAGAGTGTTGACAGCACTCTTTTTTTATGTCTAAAAACAAGGTGGTAATGTGGCGAATGAAGAAAACTTAAAACCGTTTACAAGTAATCAAAGCCGTGAGGAAGCCGTGAGAAACGCACAAAAAGGCGGCGTTGCGAGCGGAAGGGCGCGGCGCAGGAAAAAGCTGTTAAAAGATACGGTCAATATGCTTTTGGCTTTGCCGATGCAGGAGGGACGGCTCGACAGGCTGACGGATTTAAAATCAATCAAGGATAAAAATATCACGGTTGAAGAAGCTATGGTATTAAAGCAGATACAAAACGCTATGAAGGGCGATCTGAGGGCTTTTGAAAGCATAATCGCACTGTCCGAATCTCATAACAAGACAGGCGAGCAGCCGAAAGCACAGGATACTGACAACGCATTTATTGAAGCACTGAACGGCAAGGCTGCGGAGGCGTGGAACGATGCAGAAAAGAAATAAATTCAAATGGGAGCCGTTCAGCAATAAGCAGTTAAAGGTTATGACTTGGTGGTGCGATAATTCACCCGTCAAGGACTATGACGGCATTATAGCCGACGGAGCGGTCAGATCGGGTAAAACCGTATCAATGGCTATTTCGTTTGTGAATTGGGCTATGGCACGGTTCAATGAAACGGATTTTGCCTTATGCGGAAAGACGGTCGGAAGCTTGCGCCGTAACGTTGTTATTACGCTTAAACAACAGCTTCTGAGCCTTAACTACGAGTACGAGGAAAAACGTACGGATAATCTCATAATCATTTCAAAGGGGAATGTAACAAATTATTTCTATGTGTTCGGCGGCAAGGACGAAAGCTCACAGGACTTGATACAGGGCATGACGCTCGCCGGCGTTCTTTTTGATGAGGTTGCATTGATGCCCGAATCGTTCGTTTCACAGGCTGAGGCACGATGCAGCGTTGAGGGCTCAAAGCTATGGTACAACTGCAATCCGAAAGGACCGACGCACTATTTCAAGACAAAATATGTTGATGCGATAAAGGACAAAAATCTTCTTTATCTCCATTTCACAATGGACGATAATCTTACGCTGTCCGAAGCTGTTAAAGGAAGATACCGCCGAATGTTTACGGGCGTTTTCTATGACCGAAATATTTTAGGCTTATGGGTAACGGCGGAAGGCAAGATATATTTTTCGTTTACGAAGGACAATGTAATTGCTTCTGCCGATTGGTATGCAAAAGACGGAAACGGTAATTATATTCACCCGTTGAGAAAGAATATATCAATATGCACCATAGGCGTCGATTTCGGCGGAAATAAATCAAGCACAGCGTTTACATGCACGGCATTTACAAAGGGCTTTGCCGAGTGCGTGACGGTCAAGGAGCGGCGCATTAAAAATGAGATCGACCCGACACAGCTTGAAAAGGAGTTTGTTGACTTCTGCCGAGAGTGCAGAGCGGAATATACGGTGCTTGCCGCTTATTGCGACTCAGCCGAGCAGGTGCTTATACGAGGGCTGAGAAAGGCGGTCATGAACGAGCACATACCTATTGCAATAAATAACGCCCGTAAGGGTGAAATAATAGACAGAATACGGTTTGGATTGACGATGTTTGCGCAACATCGTTTTTTTATTGTCTCAAATTGCCCGGAGACGATACAGGCGTATACCGACGCTGTATGGGACGATAAGAAAGAGGACGTAAGGCTTGACGACGGGACAACAAACATAGATAACCTTGACAGCTCGGAATACAGCCAGGAGCCCTACATGAAAACAATGATAGATTTAACGAAGAAAAGAGGATAGCATGAATCCGCAGATTGTAAATTATTTAAAGAGCAAAGGAAATACGGTCATTGACGAAAACATTGATGACAAGCTTGAAACGTGGGAGCAGTGGTACAGAGGACACGTCGACCGCTTCCATTCATACAAGATATACGAGGGTCAGAAGAACCTCAATCAGAAAAGGCGCACGCTCAATATGGCTGCTCGTGTATGCCAGGATTGGGCGGACCTGCTGCTTAACGAAAAGGTTGAGCTTTCGGCATCGGATAAATACACCGAGGAAGTTTTGCACAGGCTTCTTGAACAGGTCAATTTCTATGTCAGAGGAAACAACCTTATTGAAGCGGCTTTCGCAAAGGGCGGCGGCTTTCTTATCCAATATTGGGACGGAATGAAGGTCAATCAAAAGTACATTACGCAGGATAAATTCTATCCGATTTCTTTTGATTCCGGCAAGGTAACGGAAGCTGCTTTTGCTTCGGAAATAACGATCAAGGGTCAGACCTATACATATCTTGAGACGCATACAAAAGACGAAAACGGCTTTTATGTTGTTGAAAATAATATTTTAAAGTCGGAAAGTCAAAGCATTTCCGAAATGCCCGAGATGTACGGGGAGTTGGGCTTGGATCAGTATATTTACACGCTTTCCAAAACGCCGACATTTCAGCAGATACGCCCGAACATTGCAAACAAGGATAAATTCGATTCGCCTTACGGAACAAGCGTATTTGCCGGAGCAACGGATGTCCTTGAGGGCGTTGACATTGTATATGACGCTTATGTAAAGGAAATCCTTCTCGGACGAAAGAGAATATTTGCGAGGGATTCCGTTACCAACGTTCACATTATGGAGAACGGACAAACGGTCAAGGTGTTCGACCCGTCGGACGAAGTGTTTTATCTGCTGCCCGAAAACAAGGACGACCCGTCTGCACCGCCGATTATAGAGAGCAATATGCAACTGAGAGTTACCGAGCTTGATGCGGCGATGCAAACGCAGTTGAATTTGCTGTCGCAGGCGTGCGGCTTCGGAGCAAACGGTTACAAATGGGACAGCGGCAATGTGTCAACGGCTACACAGGTCATATCGGAAAACAGCAAAATGTTCCGCACTCTGCATAAGCATGAGTCCGTTCTGAGAAGCGCAATAATCGACATGGCGCACAGCCTCTTGAACTTTGAAGCGATATACAACGGAGATAAAAGCATTGATTTAAACGCAACGATAACGGTTGATTTTGACGATTCTATCATCGAAGATACGGCGGAGATAAAAAGACAGGCAATGCTTGAATTCAACGCAGGTCTAATTGATGCGATTGAGTATTACAAGCAGATTTACAAGCTCGACGAAGAACAGGCAAAGAGCTTTTACAATGAAATGTTACAGAGAAAGCCGGAAGTTGAGGAAGAACCCGAGGGCACATAATGATTAAGGACATTGACAGTTTATCACAGCCGATAATTAACACTTACAGTCAAATTGAGCTTGATCTCATAAAGGAAATAGCAAGAAGATTTGACTTGAACGATGAAATCGGCGGCACAATGGAATGGCAGCTGAAAAAGCTTGATGAATTGGGCGTTCTCAATGCCGACACGGTAAAGGTTATTGCCTCATATTCGGAAAAGAGCGAGCAGGAAATACTCAATATGCTCAAAAAGGCGCAGCTTGCAAACATCAATATGACCGAGCTTAAAGAAGCATACAGGCAGGGCAGTATCACGGTTGACCCGATGAATATAAAAACCAATTCGGCATTTGCCGAGGTCCTGGAGCTGAGCTATAAGGAACTGAGCAATACATACAGACTTATTCAGACAAAGGCGCTTGAAAGCGCAAAACAGGCGTATATGAACGTTATCAACCGCTCATATATCGAAGTCGTGACGGGAACATACGACTATCAGACGGCGATCAAGCGAGCCATAAAGGATATGGCAAAGAACGGCATAAGCGGCGCAACATACAAGAGAAACGGAAAGCTCGTTCAATACTCACTTGAGGGAACAGTAAGACGTGATACTCTGACGGCGGTCAATAAGCTTGCCAACAAGTCCTCGGAGACGCTTTGCAAAGAGCTCGGTGCGGAATATGTTGAAATTTCTTCGCACTTGGGGGCAAGAACACACCCCACAAATCCTATTGCAAACCATGCAGACTGGCAGGGGAAGGGGTTCAAAATCGACGGAAGCGACAAGAAATACCCGAACCTTAAAGAGAGTACAGGCTATCCCGATGACATCTTAGGCTTGGGCGGCGTGAATTGCCGACACCGTATGTTTCCGTTCTTCCCGGGTATAAGCACACCGAACCCGATCAGGTTTAACGAGGAAGAAAACCGCCGCGTTTATGAGCTTACGCAGAAGCAGCGAGCTATGGAACGCAGAATGAGACAGCTCAAGAAAGAACAGGCGGCGGCAAAGGAGATAGGCGATAAGGAGACGGTGAAGAAGCTCAATAAGAAAATTTCCGAGCAAAGCACAAAGATTGATGAATTCTGCAAGAAAAACGGCTTGAGGCGAAATCACAGCCGAGAGCTGGTCAAGGAGCAGATTACGCCAAAGAAAAACGTTGCAAAAACAGAAAATAGTGGTATAATAGAAAAGAAATCAAACCGAGAAGTCAGAGAGTGGTACATATCGGAAGTATCTAATATACCAAATACGATTGATGAAACATTGCCTTTGAAAGAGCAAGCACGGCAGGCTTTTGAAAAACGGAATCTGATTCGTTCAAAAGCACGTGAAATGATGGCTGACAAAGAAATGAGAAATATTCTTGAAACGGAAAAGCCCAACATGACTTTTGATGAACTAATTGCATCTAAAATGAAACGTAAAGGCTTAACGAGAAAAGAAGCTCAAATTGATATCTTGAAAACAGCCACAAAGACAAACAAAAACGTAAATAAAGAATTAGGATTGGACGGTGATTAAATGTTTAGCTATAACGTATTTAAGGAAGCATCAAACGCAAAGTTCGATAATGCGTGTAAGAAAATTGAAAATAGTCTGACCATTGAAAAGAAACCGCCGATTATTGATGTTGACGGGTCAATCGTTCAAATATACACAGACGGAAATAAGAACGTAAAGGTTTATAACGATTATGAAGTTGATGCAGTATATATAGATTCTGATATTGATTTAAGCCAATTATTTAACAGTTAATTTTACTAAAAGCACCCTGAAAAATTGGAGAATGAATATGTCTGAGCAAGAAGTTAAAGCAATGAGAGAGTTGGATGAGCTTGCGGAAAAAGCAGGAGGATTTGTTGTTCCGTTTGGTGATAACACAGTTCATTATGATTACAGAAAAATAAGTCAGTATTGTAAAGAAAAAGGAATTGAACCGATAGATTTGACAATACGAGAGCTGAACAATTTTGTGTTACAGTAATTGGCGGATAAAGAGGTGAAGGTATAATCGTTTTCAAAGGAAAAAACAGACCGGCAGAAATACACTGGTATGAAGCTGATGGAGAAAAATTCAAATTGAAAGTAAAGAGGTGGTTGGATGAAGGTTAAATACGTTGGAAAATCTGATCCGTTAGCTTTGTTTAACGGTAAGATTTATGAATGTCTTAGCATAGAGAAAGACTGGTATAGAATAATTGATGAAACAGGAGAAGATTATCTTTATCCACCTTATGAATTTGAAATTGTAAAAGAATAATTAAGCACCCTGAGAAATCAAGGTGCTTTTTTCATGCAACAAAATAATGATTCAAGACATCCGAAAGGGTGTCTTTTTTCATATACACCGCTGAGCAGTCGGACATAAAAGGCTCGATCACCCCTGAGCACGGGACATAAAAGGCTTAATACTGCCGGAGACACCGGACATAAAAACAAGGAGTATTTATATGGAAAATCTTGAAATCCTGAAAGGCATCGTATCCGATGAGACCTATGCGGCGCTTGAAGCCGAAACGAAGGACTCGAAAATCAGACTTGGTGACTTGTCCACCGACAAATATGTCAGCGCCGACAAGTACAAGGACCTTGAAAAGCAGTTGGGTAAGGTCAACAGCGCATTGACCGAGAAAACAACCGAATACGATACCCTCAAGGAAAAAGCGGGCGACAACGCAGAATTGAAGGCAGAAATCGAACGATTGAAAGCGGAAAACACAAACACAGTAAACAGCCTTAAGGCCGATTACGAAAAGCAGTTGAAGCGTTCAACCGTTATCAATGAAATTCAGAACAAATATCACCCGAAAGACGTTAACGACATAATCCCACACATCGACATGGAAAAAATCAGCGTCGAAAATGATAGTATTGTCGGTCTGACCGAGCAGATAACGCCTCTTACGGAAAGTAAGGCGTATCTTTTCGGCAACGAACCGCAGCGAAATAAGAGCGGATTGGAGCATGACGACAAGGATTATGACACCGCAAGGCTCGAAGCGGCTTTCGGAATAACGAAAAAGGAGTAATGAAACATGGCAAATTCAATTGCACTTGCAAAGAAATATTCAACGATGCTTGACCTTGTGTATAAGCAGGCATCATTAACAAGCGTTCTTGACGGAGCGCAGGAGCTTGTCAGGGAGGGCTATAATGCCAACGAAATGGTAATTCCTATCCTCGACATGAACGGTCTCGCCGATTATTCACGTAACGACGGCTATGTAAACGGCGATGCACAGCTCAGATATGAGACTGTAAAATGTAACTTCGACAGAGGCAGAATGTTCCAGGTTGACGAGCTTGACAACATTGAAACAGGCGGCATTGCCTTCGGCAGATTGGGCGGCGAATTCGTGAGAACAAAGGTCGTTCCCGAGCTTGACGCTTTCAGAATTTCCAAGTATGCGAGCAAGGAGGGTATCTCAAAGGACTATACGACCTCAATCACCACGGGCGCAAAGGCTATCGAAGCTATCAGAACAGCCAACGACGCCATGGATAACGACGAAGTACCTTATGAGGGCAGAATCCTTCTCGCTACACCCGGTATTATCGGCTCTATCCAGGATATGGATACGACCAAGTCGAGAGAGCTTCTCAGATCTTTCTCAGGTATTATCAAGATGCCCAAGAAGAGATTTAACAATAAGATCACTCAGCTCAGCGGCACAGGTGATTATAAAGAGGGCGGATACAGTGTTCCCGAGGACGCAAATCCGCTTAACTTTATGATCATTCACCCGTCGGCTCTTATTCAGTTCAACAAGCTTGTAAAGCCGAAGATCATCAGCCCCGAAGCAAATCAGAACGCCGATGCATGGAAGTACGGCTACCGTCTTGTTTCTATCGCCGATGTTTATGCAAATAAGCTCGCAGGCGTATATGCAAGCGTTAACGGTACCGCACCGACCGCCGCCGGGGACACGAACACGGAGACACAGGGTAATACATAATGTATCAGTTCTATGTTGAAGAGTATCACGGAAATAATATCGACAAAACCACGTTTGACCGCTTATGCGTGGAAGCAGAAGCTTATGTTGACGCTTTGATCACGAACCCCGATAACCTTAAATATGAACAGATTGACAGAAAGCGCAGGCTTGCCGTTTGCGCCGCTGTTGACTGCTTATATGCGGAGAGGGAAACGGCGAAACAGAGTATAAAAGCGAGCGAAAGCGTCGGCGACCATTCGGTATCGTACCGTGATACAAGAAAAACATCCGATGAATACAGCTCGGAGCTCAGGCGAAAGGTGATGCTTTACCTGTCGGGCACCGGGCTTTGCTATTCGGCTTTGAGGTGATAATGTGTTTCCAAACACAATAACAATCTATTCCCATTCCTCTCAAAACCTCAAAGATATATATACCCGTCAAGTCGTATCGGGTGTTTACTGGTACGGCTCGGTGGGTATGTCCTCGGCGAATAAAGGCGTTGAAAATGTTTCCGATGTGAAAATCATCACGTCACCCGAGACTACAGCCGAATACGGTAAATCGTGGACGGTACACAACGGTGACCGCATTGTAAAGGGCGAGCACGGCGGTATTGCTTCCTTTAAGGATTTAAACGGTGAGCAGGTCATAATGGTAACGTCGGTTGCGGAGCATATCTGCGGCTCAGAGGTTGATAATATCACGATCGGGGGCAAGTAAGATGTTTACGGTTAAGATTGATATAAGCGACGCTGCAACGATTTTAAAAAACCACGGATTAAATCCGGGCGGAAGAGTGCAGGCGTTTTTTACAAGTGAAATCATGCGAAAAGCTGATCCGTATGTACCGTTTTTGGCAGGTGCATTGAAAAACTCGGCTCGTATATCTGAGGATAAATGTGCTATTATCTATGATGCGCCGTACGCAAGATACCATTGGTTCGGTAAGCTGATGGTTGACCCCGTGACGAGAAAAGGTGCATTTTACAGCCCGACTTACGGATTTTGGAGCAGACCCGACGTAAACAAAGAGAAAACAGACCGGGACCTTAATTACAACGGTGCGCCGTTAAGAGGTCCTCGGTGGGTCGAGCGGTGCTGGATTAACGAAAAGGAAAACATAATTAAATCAACGGAGGCGTTTATGAGAAAATGACAATAATCGAAAGCGTAACAAGGTTTATTATGAGTTGCCCGTTCTTAAACGAGCTGGCACGTGTCAATGTTGATTTCCTCCCGGCTGACCCCGACACATACTCGGTCGAAGAAGTGCCGTCGGAAACGATTCGCAAAAAATATCTCGACGGTTCGTCGGAAAGGCAGTTTATGTTCACCTTTGCGGCACGGCTCAGCTACAGCGATGAGGTTCGCAACAACATTGACAACAGCGGATTTTTTGAGGACTTTGAGGAATGGTTGGAAAAATGCACGGAGACCGACAATCTCCCTGAATTAAGAGAGGGCTTGACGCCCTTGAAAATTGAAGCAATTTCAAGCGGCTACCTGTTTGATATATCGGGTGATTTGAAAAATTCCCGCTATCAAATACAGTGCCGCTTAATTTATGATAAGGAGTGACTTTAATGGAAAAAGTAAAATCCAGTAAGTCGGCGGTGCTGCTTAATATCGGCACGGCGGCATCACCGGACTACAAGCGTATCGGTAAGGGCGTAACATCATTGCCGATAAGCTATAATCCGAAAACCACAACGGAAACATACGTTGACGAGGACAATGCGACAACCTCGGTTGACAGTTACGAGATTTCTTCGGATATCGAACAGACTGCAATCAAGGACGATCCGGTTTTTGATTATGTCGACGGAATAAGACGAGGATTGAAAACGGGTTCGGATTGTGAAACAACCGCAGTTTTGGTTGATATTTACAACATGAACATTACAGACGGTTCGGGCACCGGCAAGGGTCAGAAGTTCAATGCAACAGTAACAGTTTCCGATTTTGATCTTTCAGGCGGCGAAATCGCAAAAATCAAGTATAAAATCGGATTTAACGGCGACCCGACAGAGGTTGATGTAACCGTCGCAGGCGGTGTTATCACTGTCGGAGCAACAGCATAATCGGGAGGGGGCTATATGCTCCCTCTTCTTTTTATAGGAGGATATTATGGAACAGTTAAGGATTCAGCGTAAAGATCTTTATGAAATTCAGGTCAATGACAACGGAGATACGATTGTTTTTCAGTTGGGTGACCTTGAACTGCCGTTTAAGCTTGACAAAGCGTTTAACGACGTCAACAAGATACAGAATGACCTGAAAACCCGTCTTATCATCATTGATAAGCAGAAGGACAGCAAGGGCAAAAATGACCTTATGAGCAGAAATCAGCGTGACAGAATGAACGCATGGAAGAACGCATACAGCAAGATGCGCACGGCGATGGACGGTTTCCTCGGCGAAGGCGGCTGTCAGAAAATTTTCGGCGACAGCAATTATCTTGAAATGTTCGATGATTTGTTTGATGAGCTTGACCGTCCGCAGGCTGACGGAAAATCTCACCTTGAGAAGATGAGGCTTTCCGACGAGGCCATTGTCAAGAGAATTGAGGACAAGTATAAGAGCGCAAAGAACAAGCAGGTGATTTAACGTGTACCCTACACACGCAGAAATCAACGGTGATATTTATCCGATAAACACCGATTACCGTGTCGCAAAGGAATGTTACGAGATCATCAACGATGATACCATATCTGATCAAGAAAGAGCTTTAGCGGTTATTTATAAGCTTTTCGGCTTTGTTCCGCTTGAAAACGGTGAGACGTTCCTTGATAAGGCTTCGCTTTTCTTGACTTGCGGACAGAAGCAGGAAAATAAGTCCGACGAGCCGCCCGATTTTGACGTAAACGAGGACGAAGGCTTTATTGAAGCTTCATTTAAAAGCTGCTACGGGGTTGATCTTGATGAGGTCAATATGCACTGGTGGAAGTTTAACGACCTTATACAGGGGCTTGACAAGCATTGCATACTGTCGAGAGTGCGTGAAATCAGGAATTATGATTTGAACGAAATCAAAGACCCTATACAGCGGTCAAAAATGGCTGAGGCACAGGAACGGTTGAAGCTTCCGGAGAGAATATCAACGGAGGAACAGGAAAAAATTGATGAGTTTGACGCTCTGTTTGGAGGTGGTTAAATGGCGGCGGACGGTTCAATAAGAGTTGAGACGAAACTCGATACCGAGGGCTTTGAAAAAGGCTTGGAAGATGTCGATAAGATGTGTAACGGCACTAAAAAGCATCTTGAAAGCATTGCGGAAAGCCTGAATATCAAAACAAATCCGATTGAGATTATAAATAATTCTCAGCTTGCAAAAGCAAAGAAAAAACTTGAAGAAATCAACGCAGAGGTTGAAAAAATACAAGCTCAGACAGACGAACTGCTTCCAAAGGCAGAAACGGAGGAACAGGTTGTTAACCTTCTCAAGCTGGAGGAGGAACAAACAAAAAATCTTGTGGCAGAGCAAAACAATCTCAACAAGGCTATTTCCGAATATGAAGCTAAACAAGAAAAAATAGCTGCCGAAAAGCAGCAAAAGGAGCTTGAAAGACAAAGACAAGCAGAGATCAAGGCTGCCGAAAAACAGCAGAAAGACGATATTAAATCAATCAATTCCGATGTTTCCGGCACGGTCGCAGGTGATGATTTTGTATTGAAAATCAAGAATGCCGAGCAGTACGAAGCGACACTTGAAAAGGTCAAAGCAAAAATGCAGACGATTGAGCAGAAAACGGCGAAATTGGCAGCGAAGAAAGGCATTGACGGCTCGGACGCACTGAGCGCAAACAGAGAATATCAGAAGCTTAAAAAGCAGTATGACGCACTCATAGCCAGTGCAGACAAATTTAAACGCTCGTCAAAAGGCGGTTTTGATACGGCGAATTCCGGTGCCAAAAAGCTCGGTGCAAGCATGAAAAGCGCAGTAAAAAGCATGGCAAAATATACGCTTGCAATTTTCGGCGCACAAGCGGGATTCTATGCCGTAAAGAATGCTATTCGTCAGGTGCTTTCCGATAATGAGGAGCTTAACAATACCGTAACCGCTATGAAAGGTGCATTTGCAAACGCTTTAGCTCCCGTAATAGAACGGGTTGTATATTGGTTGAAATATGCCTTCGCTTATCTTAATTTGTTTGTAAAGGTGCTGACGGGCGTTGATATGGCAGCGCAGTACAACGCAAAAGCAATCAACAAGCAGACCGAAGCTACAAAGAAAAACGCAAAGGCGACAAAAGAAGCAAATGCACAGCTTGCGTCGTTTGATGAAAAGAACGTTCAGTCGGCAAATAATCTGAATGCAGCAGATACCGAGTCAGAAAGCCCTGCCGCATTGCTTGATCTTCCCGATGTCAGCGGCGGAAAGTTTGAACAGATATGCGAAAATATCAAGGCACACCTTAACGAACTTATGATTATTGCAGGTTGGGCGATGATCGCAATAGGCTTGATATTACTTGCACTGGGGCAATATCCTATGGGCATTGCCTGCCTTATTGCGGGTATAGTCCTTGAAGCAAAAGCCTTGGGAAATTGGAGTCAATTATCCGAAGAAGCGCAAAAAATGATTTCTGCCATAATGGGAATTGCAGGTACTGCTTTCTTGGCGCTGGGAATTATCCTGTGCATTGCTCAGCAATATCCGCTGGGAATCGCTTTAATTGTTTTAGGTGTTGCAATGATAGCAACCGCAATAGCCTTGAATTGGGATGGTATAAAAGCAAAAATTGAGGTCGTACTGGATAAAATCAAGCAAGTAATTTTGAAGTCCTTTCTTATTGTTCTCGGAATAATGTTACTTACGACGGGCGTAGGCATGCCTCTTGGCATTGCCTTAATCGTTGAAGGGATTAAGGCGATCAGATCGGAAGAAACACTTGATTGGGAAGCAATTAAAACTCATGTTGAAGCAGCACTCACAAGGGTTAAAAACATTATCACCGGTTATCTTATGATGGTGGTCGGTGTTCTGCTTTGCTGTTCGGGAGTTGGTATCCCATTGGGCGTAGGCTTAATTATTGAGGGTGTCAGAGCAATAAAATCAGACGAAGCGCTTGATTGGGAAAAAATGAAAAACGAAATCCAGGCTACAATGGAAACCGTGAAAATGTACTTATTAAATGCAGGCGCAATAGTCGTCGGTATTCTTCTGTGTGTAACAGGTGTCAGCTTACCTTTAGGCTTGGCGCTAATTCTATCGGGAATAAAAGCGTTTAAAACAGGTGAAACCATTAACTCCGATTTGATTTTGAACACCGTAAAAGATACATGGGTAAGAATTAAAGCTTTTTGGAATGCACATATCGGTTATGTGTTCAAAAAAGAATGGTGGAGCAGAAAGTTTGACTGTATAAAACAGGGAATGAAAGACGCTCTGAACGGTGTTATCGGTATTGTCGAGCGTACGATAAACAATATCGTTTCAAAGCTGAATTCATTCAGCATTAAAATTCCAAACTGGGTACCGACCTATGGCGGCAGCTCTTTGGGATTTAATATTCCTTACGCTCATCTTCCCCGTCTTGCAAAAGGCGGTATTGTAAATAACCCGGGCAGAGGTCAGGCGGTTATTGCCGGTGAAGCAGGAGCGGAAGCGATTCTGCCATTGCAGAATAACACCGAATGGATGGATATGCTCGTTGACAAGGTTGCTGACAGGATATCAATGAACGTCGTGAACAAAATTACCCTTGACGGAAAAGATATAAACCATTCCAACCGTACATACGACTCACGCTATGCATTTGCCACAAACGGAGGTGTTTTGTGATGATAAAAACATATACAGATACCACTATAAAAAACTGCACGCAACCTTTTGCAATCAAATGTGGGGCAACGTGGTATGCTTTCCCGAGTACAATTAAAGATGCGTCGCTCAGCGACTATAAGCTTTGGGGCGATGATTCGGGACGAAGTATGACCGGCTCGTCTAAAGGAACGCTTATTGGTATTTTCCCTAAATTGCAGGTGACTATCGGAAAACAAAACGCAGATGACCGTGCAATCCTCTGTAAGTGTCTTAATCAGACAGCGGCTACAGTCAGGGCATATAGCGTTGAACGGAAACGCTTTGAAACAGCAAGCTTTTATTTTGGCGATGTAACAAATAAAATAAAGCATTGGGACAAACATGGTACCCTTGGCACGTTGAGCGGAGGCAATCAGCCTTATACCTGTAAGAGTACCTTTGATTCGATGCAGTTCAGCGTTATTGCAAATGAAAGAAGGTCGAAAACGTGAGCAAAACCGTACAGGAAATAATGGAAGTAATGGGCAAGACGGCTGAGGTCGTTATGGCGATAATTAAAAAAAGTGGCGGCAACTACTCTCTTGTTGCCGACCTTGCGCCGACGAGCATTAACGAAATGCGTTATTACTTTGACGGTGCGCTTTATCGTTCGGTCATGCGCTGCCTTGAGGTCAAACTTATCGGCAATCAGACCGAAAAGGCTCGCAAGGGCTATTTTCTCGGCGAAATCGGCTTGACCTTGACCCACCCCGAGGGCGACAGCATTAAAATTAAATATGGCAGCTTTTGCATCGCCGAAGAGCCCGAATACGATGCGGCGCAGAACCTCACAAGCATAATTGCATATGACGGGCTCTATCCGTCCATGCAACCGTACGATATCTCGCTTTGGAAGCAGGGCATAACGCTCAAGGAATTTCTCGTAGCAATTCTTAAACAATGCGAAATTCCTTATGATGCCGACAGCTTATCGCTTATGGCAAATGCCGATAAGGTGATCACAAGCGAGAAATATCTTGACATTGAGAACGACAGCACCGAAGCGGCTTATACATACCGTGATATTCTTGACGAAATCGCAAAGGCTTCGGGCGTGACGTTTGCGTTCAAGAATTCGCTCGGCGGCAATCCTGCTAAGCTCTATGCAATCAAGCCGACAGAGAGCGGCTATGTGATTGACGAGAGCAACCTCCGCAGTGTGACAATCGGTGCAAAGTACGGACCCGTCAAGGGCGTTGTGCTTTCCCGAGAGCCGCAGGAGGATAATGTCTATTATCCGTCAAACCTTTCGGATTCTCAGACAGCGGTTAAAATATCGAACGTCGAGCTTATTGAGGACTCAAGCAACGACGAATACCGAAAGCAGTTTGCGAAAGGTATTTATGATAACGTTACAGGCACGGAATATTACCTTTATGACCTTGATTCGTTCGGTATCGGCTTTCTCAATTTCGGTGATATATTCACTCTCAGGGTTTGTGAACGCACAGGCGGTATGATCGGTGACGAAAAAGAGTACAAAACGATCTTTATGCGTACCGATATGACCGTCAGCCAAGGAGTAAAAGAAAAGTCGAAGCTTGAAGCTCCGCAGGCTACATCAACTGACTATTCGGCGGCAGAGTCGGCATCTGATAAGCTGCTGAAGAAAACCATGATCAAGGTTGACAAGCAGGAGCAGAGAATCACGGCACTTGTCAAGGAATCTGACGACAAGTATTCCGAATTTACTCAAACCATAAACGGTATTAAGGGCGAAATAGTTGATACCAAGAATGATCTTGAAGCAAAAATCACGGCAACGGCAGAGGCGGCAACAAGTCAATATACGGCGCTGAAAACGGAGGTTCAGGGAAACTATGTGGCGAACAGCACATACAATACATTCGTCAATCAGACCGCCGAAAAATTTTCAACACAGGCAGAGTCAATCGAGAATATTCAGGACGCAGGATACATCACCGAGGAGCGATGTAATTCGCTCATTGAAGCACAGTCGGACAAGATTACGCTATCGGTTGAGGAAAACCTGAAAATCGGCACAAGAAATATTCTGCTGAATTCCGAGTGCTTTGCAGGGTTCACACCGACGAAATATAAGGTCGACAAAGCGTTGATATATCCGTCATACCCCGATACATATGTACCGTCGGGGAAATACAGTCAAGTGATTTTTACCGCTGATTCGACAGGCGGAGATACAGGAATAACAAGGGGTATCCGTTTTGTTGAGTCTGATATCCTCGGTCAGAGCACTGTTGATAAGGTCAAGCCGAATACGACATATACATTGTCATTTTGGCTTAAAACAGACGGTGCATTCTCACACCCGGGTAATCTTGTTGCTTCATCTGCGATTTATGCCGGAGAAGGCGTGAAGGTTACTCTTGACACAAATCGTAGTACTGCTCCGACGCTCACAACCTCGTGGCAGAAATATGTATTGACTTTCAAGATTACAAGCCCAATCAGTCATTTTTATATAATGCTTTTCTTTACAGACTGTTTAGCAAGCACACAATACCGAGTTGATATTTCCTCATTTAAGCTTGAAGAAGGCAACATTGCTACCGATTGGACGCCGTCGGCGGAAGATATAGATCAATCCGTCAAGGCGCAGATATCTATGTGTGTACAGAAGGACAAGAATAATAAGCTCACATCTGCTATTGCGATTGAGGGAAATAAAATATCGATTACGTCGGATAATTTTGAGCTGTCGGAGGACGGCACAATTACAAAATGTCAGGGTGCGACGATTACGAATGGAATCATTGATGTTAGCGACGGAACATTTGGTATACAAATTTTCGATGGAGAAATAAAACAATATACGAGTAAATATGGGACGCACGGACTGTTTACAACTGTTTATTATGATAACTTTCACCCCATGATGGGAATACAAGGTCAATACGGAATCCGCTTTATGACAAGCGCCGATGAATATTCTAACACAATCACTTTTAACGACGGAAAAATATATTTAAGTAATTATGCGGGAGGCTCCGGAAAAAGTACTTTGTACATAAATAAAGAAACCGGAGAAATCTATGCAGGTTAAGGAGATGCCACAATGAAAACATCAATCAAACAAATTTTAAACGCCCGTGAGACACTTTCACGGCTTGCGGGGCGGACATTGCCTGTAAAGCAGAGCTACAGACTGGCAAAGCTCGTTAAAGCCGTCAACGACGAACTTAACGTGTACGACGGCGAACGTATCAAGCTCTGCGAGAAGTACGGCACGCTGAACAAGGAAAAGCAAATCTACGAGTTTGAGGATGAGGCGTACAAGAGCTTTGAGACTGATATTAACGTCTTGCAGAGCCAAGAGGTCGAGCTTGATATCAAGCTGATTGACATCAGCGACCTTGAGCTTTCGGCGCAGGATATCATCAGTATTGAGCCTTTTATTGAGGTGATCACCGATGATTAACCGAATTACAGTCAGCGAAAAAAGGGGATTGTTTCCCGAATATTCAAGCCTCGGAACAATAGGGGAGAAGAACGCAACGACGCTGTTGTTTCTTCTCCCTTCGTCGTTGCAAGGGTACAGCGAAAATATCGTCTGTGAGACCGCACAGGGCAGTTTTAACTATGATGTATCAAACGATACTTTCGACCTGCCGAGTGAGGTTCTGACGGATAATACGCTTGCTTTACAGCTTGTTCTCAAGGACGGTGACAACGTCATATGGAAGTCAATTCCGTACACATTCATCCTCAATCCGACGCTTAACGACAGCGGAGAAAATGTCGTTGAAAAGGCAAAATCGGAGCAGAGAGAGGCGGACCGAACAGAGCTTGGCGAAACGTTATCCGACCTCACAGGGCAGGATTTAAAGAAAGCGGATTGGAACGAGCTTATTGATATTGCCAATGAGTTGCCGCTCAAAAGTGAGCAAGATGTGCTTGACCTTAGAAAATGCAGTGAGTTAACCTATGCCTTTGAACACGCAACGACAGCTCCGAGCTTGATTACAGGTGGCTATAAGCTCGACAAGGAAGAACCCGGAAATCCTGACTCACCCGACGTTTTGATTAAGCTTCCATTTCTTGAAACACCGAATGCGGTGTACAGTAAAAGTACCCGTGTTTCGCAATCTGTCGAGGAGTGTGGATTCAGTGTTAAAGGAGCAGCTAAAACTATTGCCGTAAATGAAAGGAGTATGTTTAATTCTCTCGGCGGAGCGGTTGCGGCAAATTTAAAGAAACTTACACTTGCCGACTTTGAGTGCGTTGTTGACCCCCGTGGAATGTTCAACGACTGTGGTTCTATTGAGGAAATAACGTTGATTGAGAGAGAAAACAATGCAGAAGAATACAACGCCGGTTATTGGTACGAATTTTTCCGAAACTGTTCAAACCTACAATCAATTCTCGGAACGCCGCTTGATATGAGTCGCGGAACGGGGTACACACGAACGTTTCAGAAGTGTTCAAAGTTAAAGTGTGTTCGTTTTAAGCCACTCACAATCAGCCATGACCTCGACTTGTCAGATTGCCCCGCTTTGATGAAAGGAAAGTACGGAGCAAGCTCTGATGATGCTGGGACTCTTTTGTCCATTGTTAACGGCGTGCGTGAATATAGATCGGAATTAGGTCAAATTACAATTAAATTTTCGGCGCTCGTAAAGGACTATTTAACCTCATGGCGGTGTGAATTAAATCCCGTAACAGGTTTGTACGTTGCATCCACACAGGGTATGACCCTCGCAACCGTTTTGACGAACTACAAAGGAGTGATAATAGCATGATTTACGAAAAACAGCCGATTGAAAATGCAACCGTATCAATCGTTGATGACAGCGGCTATAAAATGCTCGTGATCGAGCCGAGCGATGGTTACAAGCTCAGAGCGAATGGTGATGATACATATAGCACAATGCAAATTATGTTTTCCGCAGAATTTGAAGATTTGCTTGACAATTATCACGCAGTTCCTATTGATACACCTGATGAGCAGGTCGAAAAACCTCCGATTTTGCCGACAGAGGACGAAGAAATCTCAGACAGTGAGGCGTTAGCTATAATAACATCGGGAGGTGTATCAGATGAAACGGTCTGAAGCTATGGCTTATAGAAACAAGGTCGTACATGGTGAGCAGGTCGAAAAGCTCGGCGGCATAACCGAGAAGATAGAGCAATCAGACAAGATAGGCTACGACTGGCATAACTACTATGTCGGAGACAAACTTGTAAAATCTATATACGTCGAGCAGGACAACCCTGTAGGTACACAGGATAACCCATTTGTTTGGTCGCCCGGTATGCGACTTATCCAGAACGGCTATTACACTTATGGCGGCAGGCGATACGTTGCGATTGCAGAAGGTTCGCCCGAAACGATTACAGAAGAATATCTCGTTGAATTTTAAGGAGGAATAATCATGTTACAGCCAACAGGAAACAGACTCATAGACACAATCATATATGTCGCAGGCTCGGCGATCGCATTTAATGTGATCCTGCCGATCTTTGCACTGATAATCGAATTTTTAAATGCTTTGATGTGAGGTGAGAGTATGAGCGAAAACATATCGACAGAGGAGCGAATTGCAAAGCTCGAAAGCGAGAACGTGACATTGTTTCACTATATCAAAGAAATAAAGGACGAACAAAAAGAGTTCCGGAAACTTGTAACTGCGGTTGAAAAGATAGCCAATCAGACGGCGGACAACAGAGAAATGCTTGAGCAGAACAATAATAAGCTTGACGACATTTCGGCACGTTTGACGGACGTTGAACATCAGCCGGCAGAATCAGCCAAGAAAAGAGCCGACAAAATATCGGACACGGTTGTTGCGGTCGTTGTGACCGGAATTGTGAACGCAATAATTACGGCTTTAATTACATTCTTAACCAAATAAGGAGGAATCATTATGAAAAAAATCAATCTCAAAGGCGTTACAGCTCAGACCTGGGCGAGAACAGCAGTTCTCTTACTTGCACTCATAAGTCAGCTTTGCGTTATCCTCGGCAAGAGAAGCGAAGCGATCGACGTCGATCAATGGCAGGAGTATGTAACCTACATATTCACCGTCGGCGCATCAATCGTCGCATGGTGGAAAAACAACAGCTTCACCAAGAACGCACAGGTTGCCGATGATGTAAAAAACAGCCCTGAACTCACAAACGGAAGAGGTGAGTAACATGAGTAACAGCTCACTCGCTACATATCAGCGACTGACCGATAATTACGACCCTCGCAGGAACAAGATCGACACGATTACAATTCATTGTTACGTTGGACAGGTCACGGCAAAGCAGGGTTGCGATTATTTTTACAACACCGACAGAGAGGTTTCCTCAAACTATGTTGTCGGTCGTGACGGTTCGATCGGTCTTTCTGTCGCTGAGAATCACAGGGCGTGGACATCGTACTCACCGCCGAATGACCACAGAGCAATCACTATTGAAGTTGCCTCAGATGCAAAGACACCGTATGCAGTCACTGACAAGGCATACAGTGCGCTTATTGCACTTGTAACCGATGTTTGCAAGCGTAACGGCATCAAAAAGCTCGTATGGTCTAACAACAAAACCGACCGTATAAACCACCAAAATGGCTGCAATATGACAGTACATAGAGATTTCCTTTCAACAGATTGCCCGGGAGAATATCTATATTCGCATATGTCTGATATCGCAGCTCAGGTAAATAAGCGACTTTCCACAGGCATTACAACACCGGCAACCAACCCGACAACCACAATAAAAATTGACGCACCGTCAGAGATAGGAGGCAATGACATGACAAGAGGATATTTTCGGGTAGGCGACCGCAATGAGGGCGTTTACTCATACAAGCAGCAGCTTATGCTTCTCAAAAAAAAGGGCATAATTTCGCAGGGAGTTGACAACAACAACATCTTCGGCACAGGCACCCGAACCGCCACAAAGCAGGTACAGAAAGCTGCAGGCATAACCGTTGACGGCCTTGCCGGACCGCAAACAATAAGAGCTTGCTATGTGCTCGCGGCGAGGTGAGGGGTGTATATATATGGATTTTAAAAATGCGCTTAAAGCTCTCAAAGAGGGCAGAAAGATTAAACTTCCGACTTGGCTCGGCTATTGGGTTATGGAGGATAACTCTATCAAGATGCACACAAAAGAGGGAACCGTGCTCGATATAAGAGATACGCAGGACGTGTTTTATACGTTCAATAACATTGCATCTGATAAGTGGCAGATCGTTAGCGACAACGACCTGCGTAAACTTGCGGAATACCCGGTCAGTAAGGAATATGAGACATTCAGCTTCAGTGAGGCGATTCGTAAGCTCAAAGAAGGCAAAAAGGTTGCCCGAACAGGTTGGAATGGCAAAGGAATGTATATTTGGCTTCTTCCTCCGGCAATGGTAAAACGTGAATGGTGCCGTGACGAAAAACTTCTTGAGTGCTTCGGAGATGGTGAGAATGAATTGAACTGTCTCGGCTCAATTAGAATGTTCACACATGACAGCACCGGCAGAACTGCCGTCCTCACGGGCTGGCTCGCCTCTCAGTCAGATATCCTTTCCGATGACTGGTATGAGGTATTTTAACTTGCCCGTAATGGTTAATTTACTTTATTAAACATGCAAAATAAATTCAACACACATAGATAGGTTAAATATAAGCATTATTAACTTGCAACAGTGCCTACAGTCAATAATATAGCGGTTATTTTTGGCTGTGGGCGACTTTTAATTTAATATAAACAAATCCTTGACAAAACGACATTTATATGATAAAGTACTAATTGATACCAAGCGGAAGGAGGATTAAAATTTGGATGTACAAGAACAGAGCTGTAATGAATTCTTGAAAAGTGTTTGGAATGCAATTGAAAAAGGAAAAATAATTCCAATTAATAGAGATAAAAATATAAATTCTCTGGCAAAGTTAGGAATAACTTGGTCAGATGCTTTGTCATATTTAAAAAAATTGAGATATACTGATTATTGTAAAGGCCCTTCTGTTGATAGAGACCAGCCTGATTCAGATTATATGTGGGTATTTAAGACGTATATTGAATCCGAAATTGTTTATATTAAGATGAAAGTATTATATCAAAAGAATAATGAGTTAAAAATAATTAATTTTCATATTGATGATGATTTTGATAAGGAGGAATAATATGTTTTGCCCGATATGTGGGAATGAAGAAAAGTTTTATATTAAAGAAGAAAATGAAAATATTGTGGTCAAAGGTGAGCCAATTGAAACAAATTCAAAAATAACATATTGTGAAAAATGCAACAATAAGGTTTGGAATCCAGAACTTGAAGATGCAAATTTGAAAAAAGCTTACGATATCTATAAAGCTAAAAATCATTTATTAACGTCTTCCCAAATTAAAGAAATAAGAAATCAATATAACATTTCACAAAGTACTTTTTCTAAAATTTTGGGAGTTGGAGAAAAAACTATAACAAGATATGAAAACGGAACAATACAATACGTAAACGCAAGACAACGCCCAATTCTTCACATCAGCGATATTTCAGAGCAAAACAAAAAGCCGACAAAGGGGCAATCCTCATCGACTTCTG